CCTTGACTACCTTGACCACCCCACGCCACTCACCTTTATAATTACCTTGATTACCTTTTCTACCAAAAAAAATTATAACTTTTATTGCATCAAATAAAAAAGTTATAATTTTTTTCTTGACTCATTTAGTTTTTATTAGTATTATTAAAGTATGAAACAAGCAAAGACATTAACAATGTTGGCAAAATTAACACCATCAAAAATTATAAAAATTAATAAATCTGAATTTTGGTTCGATCCAAAAAAGAAATGTTATTATTTTAAAACAAATAAAAAATTAGAAATAAGTTATAATGGCAGAAGACTTGCTGAAACGATGCTAAAATTAAGTGAATCAAGGAAAAAGTTATAACTTTTTTCTTGACTCACTTAATTTTTCTTAGTATTCTTAAATAAGAAGGCAACAAAAGAAAGGTTAAAAAAAACAAAAAATTAATTTGTTACCGTATCCAGCTAAAACAAATCAATTTTTTTGTTTTTAACCTAAAAAACGGAGAAATACTCGCAAAAAAAGTAGTGAAAGCTTGGACAAAAGACTAAGGAGAAAAAAAATGGCAAAGAAAATGACAATGACAATCAAAGAATTCGAAGATTATCGATCAAAAACGAATCCGATAATCATCGTATCGTACTCAACGATTAAAGGACGTGAGCGAGTTATCGACAGGGAAAAAATTAAGGAAAAAGGAAAGCAATTGATAAAAAAAGCAATTGAATCAAAAAAATGGCAAAGAAAATGCATAATTGGTGGAGTTGTTTGCAAAAGTTATAAACAAGCCGCAATGGCAGATTATGCATTCTTATTAGCATTCCCGAGTGGGGTTTGTTACGTGTGGCATACTCGGGATTTTGCGTTTAAAACCCCATGGGGTGACACTTGTGTCTCTGACTATCGAATTATCAATAAGCTTTTTTTGGGCTGCGGTGGAAACTTTGCGGAACAGCGCACAGGAAAAGAAAAGCGCCCAAGAAGCCCATTCCATGCAATAAGAAAAACAAAAAGGAAAATTGTTGATCAGATTATTGGTAAAAAATCACAACAAAAATCTTGACATCATCAAATGGTTTGATAAAGTAATCAAGTTATTTAATGATGTCAATCAAAGGAGACCATAAAATGGCCAAGAGATCAGTACAGCTAGCACAACTAGCACAACAAGCACAACCAGCACAACCAGCACAACCAGCACAACCAGCACAACCAGCACAACCAGCACAACAAGTGCAAAAAAAGACAAGAAAGAAACCGACAGAAGAGGACAAGGCAAAGAGAAGAGAAGAACAAAAACAAGCCACGACAAAAACGATTGGATTAATGGTTGAAATATCAACATCGTTGAAGTCGCTTAATTTAAATGAACTTTCAACGATGCTTGACTTAAGATCGTTGCAATCTGATTTTTTGGTTTTGCAAAATGAAATCAAAAAAGTCCAACATGGATTAACGAAGGGGTGCTTTGAAGAAGTGGCCCTTTCATTAAATAAAGAAATAGACGAATCATGGAAAAAACTCGAACAAGCTTTACGATCTAAATAATCATCAGTCACAAATCACAAATCACGAATCACTTTTTTTAAACCAAAAACCAAAAACCAAAACAAGGAGATTTGAGTAATGAGAAAATCATTATTGCCGGAAAACGGTGGGTGTTGGTTTTGTTTTGAAAATGAATGTGATAAATATTTTTTTTCATTCAATACATGTGTTCATTTGTCTTGCTTAAATAATATTTTAAAAAATGGAACAAACAAAATAAATAAAGCTTCTACCAATACAGAAAAAGAATTTTATAAACAGCAATTAAAAGATGCTATCGATATGAATAACAGATTGGTTGATATCCCAAAAAATATTTTTTCTGGATTACTTGATAATTGTTGATTATCTTACCATTGATGTCATAGTATATGTAATTTCTGCGCCACGAATCATGTTATCCGGACCAGATCCGGCACCACCTTGTAAATAACCTTCTAAACTATAACATTTGTTATTTGATGTTCTATCAACAGATACAGAAATTGTTCCACTATCAATTGTGTATTGACCTGCTGCATCAAGTCCAGAATTCCATGGTCCACCTTCGGAATCCCTTGATGATGATGTAGAAGATGGATCAAATGATAATAATTCAATTGAATGGTTTGTTGCTGTATCTTGTTCACCCCATACCCTAATTCGTGTAATCACACAAACCATTGGTAATTCTCTTAAATCCAACAAAACAATTGGAACTAAAACAGAACTAGCTCCTCTGAATATCCCACCCCATGTGACATGATATTCAGATTGCATTTCTGGAAAACCACTTGCTTCTTGCCCGGGCGCATATGAATCTTTAAAACTTAAACCAGAATAAAATAGTTTAAAAGAAGTTGCTGAAAAAAATACAGGCACACTACCAAGACCAATGATGCCAGCACTTTTAAAATCCATTTTTACATCATCTATGGTTAAACCATTTGGTGTTGCCGTACCAATGCCTTGGATGACTCCCCCATTTAAATCTATCGTTTTTCCTTTTGTATCAATACCTACTTCATCAATGGTGATACCATTTGGTGATGGTGATCCTATGTTATACAGATTGCCGCCGGAAAGATCTATTGGTTTGTTGTGCATATTAATTCCGGAAGCTTGCATGTCAATCCCACTTGGTGATGCAACCCCGATATTGATTATGTCATTACCTTGCATATCCAATATGCTACCGAAATTAAACGATCCACCAACAATTAAATCATTTACAACATTAAGATCATTACCAATTTCACCATCGCCGGACGTTGTTATTGTGCTTCCATCTATATTTCCTACCGTAATATCTCCATTAACTGTTGTATTTCCATTTATTTCACCACCGGTTTGAAAATTAAATCCAATTTGTTTCCGTGAAACATCTATCATTGCATCGGTGATTGCGGTCGTTGTATCATAAATACGGATATCACAAAGAAGGATTTTATTCGCAACTAGCGACGGAGGTGTTGGTGTTCCAGTAGTTTCTGTTCCAGCATATACATGGATCTCAAACGATTCATCTACTTCAAAGTAAACCGTATCACCGTTACCATCTGTCCGTGGATCGGATAAATTCCGCTCAAATGCAGCAAATAATGAAATATATCGACTATTTCCAGCCGACGGAATTGTGCTTGCACCAAGATAATCCAATGCACAATTTACTATTTCCTCAGCCGGTACGCGTATCCGTTTTCCTTGATCGTTATAGCATTCTCCTGGTTGTACCTCAACGGTCAAATTGGGAGTCGGATCTGCTTCCGATACACTTAAACCAACAACAATACCCTCAATACCAATATCGACGACAAAATTCCATAATGAATTTTCGAGATCATCAAAAGCTTCATCAAGTTCATCTTCCATTACGGTTTGTTCAAAATAAAAATTCTTTCTATCTGACATTTTTTATTTTTACCTTTTTTTGTTTTACGGAACATACCACCATTCACTACGTTGACCGAGAATTGTTTCAGTACCTAACTCAGAAACACCCAATGACCACCGTACCGGATCATCCGGTGGAACAATTGGTTCAATAAATCCTCTAAAATGTGTATGAGCCGGTTTCATGTATTCAATAATATCAGTTATTTGTTCTTCTTCTTCATCAGTTAATACTTGTGATGTTACGACCCAAAATGAATACAAATCATATTGATTTCCTGGACCCAATACTGTTTCTGTACCCAATTCAGAAACACCTAATATCCAATTATCAGACCACCAATAAATTATATCAGAAATAGCATCATATCCAAGAAAAAATCTAACAACATTTTTAATTCCGATTTCCGTCCCAACTTGTTTATAAATAGATATAAGCAATGAACATAATTTACGTTTTTTGTTCAAACTCAAACCAACGGTTAACTTATAAAACGGATTTCCGAAATCAAACAATGTAGCATCGGCAGCGGACTCTGATAGGTAATCAATAGAACATAATTCATTATAGAATGCATCAATATCTTCAAGAAGTCTATTAAATACTTCTTGAAATACTGTGCAGAATTTTAAAAAATCTTGTTCTTCTATTTCGGAATCAGCTAATCTATGAACACGTGAAAAAAGATCATAATATAAATTTATAGAATTACGATTTACATTTGAAACAATAAAACCTTTAAAATCCCATTGTCCGTCTTCGGTTTGTATTGGAGAAATATCATAAACAACATTAGAAACTTGCATTAAATATGATGCGTTTGCTGTATGTTGAAAATCAGTAGTTAATTTTATTCTTGTTGATCGTTTTTTACCTAATGAAATAGACGAATATTCAGGAACTTCTTCCGCTTTTGTTACCGTTAATTCAACCGCTTCACCTGGTTCCGTTAATGAACCGGAACTTGGTCTGGTAATCACGTAATTAGCCGGATTTGCAGCGTCCGATGCACCCCCCCCATGGGATATCCAGTCAACCGGCGTCCATTGATCGGACGGATTTATTAGTCCAATAGATGTATTTCTTACAACAATTGGTAAATCGAATTCTAATTCAATTGTTCGTCTTCCGGTTGTAATTAAATTAAGTAAAATAGGGGTTGTTGCTACCTCGAAATCCCATTGATCTTCTCTGTAATCTCCTATTGTATCTTCGACATAAACTGTTATTCTATATTCTGCATCTGCTAAATATGGATGTGTTGTAATTTCGACATCAAAACCACCGAATACATTCGGTACTATTGTGCCGTCATAATCCGGTGTTTGAAAGACCCCATTAATGATCATATTTTCTGTTATTGGTGTTCCATTTGGGTCTTGAATAATGTCAACATCTAACGAACTCTGTACGGCTTCACCTGTTGAATCCGAAACAACAAATGAAATTATTGCATCACCGATTTCTGAATCTGTATCTGGCTCTTTTTCGGTAATTACTGGCGGATTATTTGGCAATCCATAGTAATCGTATAGTAATTGCCCCATGGGGTTTCCTCCTTAGAGCGTAGCTCGCGGTGAGTTCGGACCCATAATAACCGCTTTATAATTTGGTAATGATAATTGATCAATTTCTATCGATATTTCATTTTTTGACAATTGATCCATTGATGCTTTTTCTGTATTGTATATAGATAGTATTTCAGCGGAATCTGGTAACCCACCAACATTGTCCCAAACACGAACACTAGAAAGAAATTGAGAATATCCATTTGCTCCATTCCCATCTCTGCCAATAAAAAATTTCGCAGATCCCCCACCGTCCGGTGGAGCAAGGTCGCTGTGTAATCCAGCAGCAACTCCGTTGACGTAAAAATTAACATTCAAATTTGGTCCTCCGCCATTTAAAGATCTTACCGCAGCAATGTGATCATATTCCGTTGCGCCTCTTAGAATACCTACCGTTGAGTTTGCGGTTACTAGTGTTCCGGAACCATGCTCCCACCATAGTTGTACAGTATTTGATGCATTCGCTGTTAAGCAAAATTGGTGATTGTTTGCTTGTGTTGATCCGGCTTCACCGGCAGCGACAAAATCAAAAATAGTGTCATCGCGTGATCGTCGCACCCAACATGCAATTGCCATTTCTCCAGATAAAATTAAATCTGATTCATTATTAAATGGTGAAATCACATGACCATAATTGTATGAAAACAAATGTCTACCATGAACACCACCAACTATTAATGCGCCGTATGTGTAATTCGTTCCAGAAAAATAATAAGTTCCATCGTGGTTATTTGCGTGCCCTGATAAATCAGTTGCATTCGCTGGTTCTGTTGACGGTCCATCATTTAATTTCCAATATCCTAGTAATGACATTTTAAAAACCAGGTGTTTCTGCTGGTGGCCATTTTAATGCTATACCACCATATGACCCAGAGTCGCTCGCTAGTTGTATCCAATTATTTGATCCCAATAAAACCCCTTCACCGGCTGTTTCGTTAACTGCTCTAATCAATCTGAGTTGTCCAAGTAATCCATAGTTTGGAGATTGGTTTTCTCTAACCAATATTCCGATCAAATTATCATCACCGGTCCAATGATTAGCAGATAATCCAACCATAAAATCTTCGTCACCAGCATCATATTCATGAGCGTTTATAGCTGTTGTTCCATCCGATGCAACAGATATTGATGGCCACCCACATGAAACAGTATATGAAAATGCAGAATAACCACTAAGACTATTTTTGCTTGTAATCATTCTATAATCAGGGCCAGCACTGAGTGAATTTATTCTACCGGCAAATGATAATTCTGGTTTTGTTATTTCGGCGTGACTGCGTACTGTTTGCCCTAAATAAATTGTTCGTCCTGTTGCGTAATCCTCATTTTGTCCGTATATAATAGTTGTATCACCATCACCAATAATATGTGACTTCCAATTAAGATCATTTTCTGAAAATATATTTATGTTGTCTTCAACCGGTTCTGTTGTATCTGAAAAATCTAATGTTCCAGTATTCCAACCACCACCAGAAGAAAATCTTTTACAGATCAATTCATAACTTCCTTCTTCGCCGTAGTCTTGTCCAGAACAATCATCGAATCCACCGCCGGATGATGAATTAAAAATTTGAAACTTGCATTGCCATTGTCGTGAACCAGATCCATCGAGTAACTCTGATGATAAATCAGCTTGCACAACAAACCATGCGTTATCTGAAAATGCTGGTGGCCATGAAGTCCAACCAGTCGGATCACCGGTACCCCCTGGTGTTGTTTCGGTTCCATATTGAACAATTGAATAATCTGGATGATCAATAAAATAATTTAATAAGTGCCAAAAAAATCTAAAACAACTATTTGATGGTAACGTTGAATTTAACCATGTTTCATTTACTCTATAATCAAATGTTCCGCCCATTTTTAATCCTTATTTTTGCGACGAACTTCCATCCCACCCAAATGAACATCCATAATTTTCATATGTGCTTATCCATCTGTTTAAATCAAACCTGTATCCGGGTCCGGGACCAAATGTTTTTCCTACAAGTCTAAGATCACCAAGATAACCATCCCACGCAGATGTTGGTTTAATTTGAACTGGATAAATGTCAACTTTAGGAATTGCCCCATGGGTTGTTGGTTGTGTCAGCGGTGAGATTATTTTATCTCCGTTTTTAGTTGTATACGAACAATGTCGGTATGTATTTGATTCATCCAGAAATCCAATACCGTCAGTTTCGAATCCGCTTTCAGGAACGAAATTCCCTGCGGTAGTGCATTGATATGCTGGTGACATATAAGCGCCACCATCTTTGCAAATAAAACAACGTGGGTTGGTTTGGGAATCTGATCGTCGCGTGTAATCCCCAAGATATGCGAGTACTGAATAAAATTCCCACGCTCTATCAGCATATCTTGATTGTAGAATTAATGTGTCTTCGTCACAATGTATATAAAATGTATTTGTGCGTGCTGATGGATTTAAAGCGCCACCAGGATATCTATTTTGTGAAGCCCGTGAAGGTGTTGCAAAATCTTTTGAAGTTGTGTTCCAACCCCCCTCCGGTGCAAATCTAATTAAGTTTCTCCATGCCGTACCTTCGTTTCCATAGTCATTACCGGACGGATCATCAAATCCGTAATACCTATTTGCATGATGAAAAATTGCCTGCCATGTTGGTGAATATGTTGGGTTCGTTGGTTGAATAACAAAATAACCTTGATCTCCAATATCGGTATAAGCCGTCCATTCAGCATCGGCTATTGGATCACCAATATATTGACCGTGATCAACACCCCAAGAATCAATTATTTCAACATTTGTTAATAATGACATCATTGATGCTAAATTAAACAAGTGGTGTTCTGGCCAAAAATTTCCAGTTATATTTGTGAATGTATTTCTGACAATTTCAATTGCCATTATATTGCTCCGTTATAAACTTCATAATCCGGATCTGATACAGTTAGGTCTCCGTTATAGATAATTATTGTTCCAGCCTCCGGGAATTCATTTATTTCAAGTGTTGCATTATTTTCTGTTCCATTTAGTGTCATTCCTTTAGAGTTCGCGGTAACACCCAAACGTCTAACACCGGTTGTTTCTTTTATGATTCCTTCTATTGTTGTATAAGCTAATTCGCCATCACTAACATCATCTATATCTTTAAAATAATACCCAAAGTTTATTTGTTCATTTATAGAGTTGTCTGAATTCAATGGAGAGAAAAAGGTTCTTAGATTTTCTCTTATATCATCAGAAACTGTTTCCGGATCATAACCGGAAGAAAAATAAACCCAAACGACAATATTGATGGTAAGATAATTTGCACTATAAATATTCAATAAAAATGTTAATGTTGGTGGATAGTTGTTGTTTATATAATTTTCAACAGATTCCAATAGTGCAGAACTTGCCGTACCGCCTCCTGCTGGAACTATATATAGCTTTCCTTGATTTTCAGAAACACCTGAGTCTTCATTTGACGTTGTCATTAATGCGCGTACAACACCATTTACTTGTATGGCACGATCTTCATAATTGACTCTAGAAACAGTTGCGGACATTGTGCGGCTAGCTCGCGGAGCAATAGATTTTGCTTGTTCAACAGTTTCTCTATTCAAACCACCCGATGCTTCCGTTGAAGCAGTTACCGAAACGGTTACAATATTTCCGAACTCGTCATAAAATGGAGCACCTTCTACATTTACAATTGTATCTACTTCAACATTACCATCTTCACCACCGCCATATTTATATGAAATATTTATATCTGATCCTTCGCTAGGAACAACACCATTGATACCATCCCCGATAACAATATATGCATAATCGAATTGATCAACTTCTACTTTATAATGTTTTGATGTATTTGTTGAGTCAAGAAAATCATCAACACTTGTCCATGTATCACCATCTATGGTAACAGTTTCTGAATCATCTAAAAATGGAGCAATTGGAAGTTTGAATTTTTCATCTGATTTTCCGGATGTTGTTGAAGAAAATATACTCGTTTCGCTATGTTCAACGGCTGCAACACATGTTGTATCTCCGCTTGCAATTATTGTTTCAGATAATAATTGAAATCTTTGAGGATCATTAATGTCTTTTGTATAAAAAATAGTTCCTTGTGGGAATGTAACATCTCCACCCGGAGACACAGTTCGTGTTATTGATATGCTTAAATCAGAAGTAGCGGCACTTGCAGAACTTAATGTGTAATCTATTAATTTCGCTGATTCGATTATTGAAACTCTTTGTTGTGCGGTACCCCATTTTGATTCCCCGGCTTGATTGTCTTGATAATAAGTAAATATATCACCAATATGAGAATAACTTTCTAATAATATATTACCAAAATTTCCTCTATTAAAGTCAGTCCAAGCTTCGAAGACTTGACCGATAAGATGTTGTATTCTTCGTAATATAGATTCATAATCTTTTTCCGTATAATCAACCGGAGATGGTAATGTACTCATACTTCAACCTCTTGAATGACATTTTTTTCAATTACTTTATTTGATTCTATGTTTGAATCTATAATATCATATGCTAATTTGATGATAAATTTAAATTCTTTTCTTTTTGATACAATTTTAACACCGCGTATTTTGATTCTTGGTTCGCATTTTTTCAACGCATCAACAACATAATAAACAGCTAATTCATACGTAACTGGATCATCAATATTTTTATGTCTTATAACAGTTAATAATGATCCGAATTGTTGATCATACGGCAATTCACCGTATGTTATCGGAGAGGAACATGTTGTTCCAAGTATTTGTTTTATTGATGATTTTATTAATTTAATTCCGGTTCCATTTAAAATGTCATTCTTTTGATTGCGTTGAAACGGAAACAGAATTCCGTGACCGATAAATTTACCATATTTTTGCACATTTTTTGTCATTTTTTAATCCGTAAAAACTTTTTGCGACAAATATGATGATGCTGTTATTAATTGTGATCCAGAAATAGATGTTGATGCATTCATTAATTGTGTTCCGGCACTAACAATTGCAGACGCTGCCGCCGGTGCAAGTCCAGAAAATACCGGATCTGTTCCAGCGGTATTTAATGAAACAGAAGCATTGAATAATGCACTGGCAATATCTGATAAAACAGAAGCTTCTTCCGCTCTGTATTCTGTTCCCCTAATAAGTGCTTGATCGGCATCATCTGCGGCAAAATAAATTTTATTATCAATTCCGTCAATACGGATAATCAATCCAGAAGATTTGTGTTTTATTTGGTAAAATTTATCCGTTGTTCTTCCGTCTCTAATAATCTCAAACTCTTCGCACTCTTCTACAACAGATTGTCTGTTTTCATCTTCTATTATCGCAGAATTGGGTACATCCGTTACACCGTTGGGACAACCCCATGGGCCCGGTAAATAACACGGACGTTGAACATTGCCTTGTTCAAATAATATCGCTACGTTAGCACCTACCGGAGGCACTTCAACACGGCCCTTTTGTGTTCCGTTTCTTGTTCCGCCGGATCCCGGTTGACCAATTGGTTGACACCATGGGGATTCCGGTTCAAATTTTCCAACAACACGAGCTTTGATACGAATCAAATTTTCCGGATCTTTATTATTTACAACTTCACCTATGTATAGATTATTATCTTTTTCTCCGGGCATAATTTATCCTGTTGTTGATGAAGGCCGTCGATACAATGTACGACGATTTCCTGTGTCCGGATCAATACTCACAACGCGTTGCATCTCTTGACCTTGGGTTGTTTGTGTATTGTTTGATGCTCTATTATTTCTATTATTTTGCTGTCCGTTTGCTCGCTCTATTGCAGAACTCCATGCTCTTGCTTCTAGCCGTGATATATCTCTTAATCTTTCTTGGTATTGTTCTTCTGTTATTTGGTTGTTGTTCCGTGTTGTCACCAATTCAAGTTGTAGTCTACGAATATTATTCAATGTAGCCCTGGCAGTTGCTTGACCGGACCGTCTTCCACCGGAAACGGCATTTCTAACTAATTTTAATCGACACTTATAACCTTGACCTATATTGTGTTGAATTTCTTTGATTAAATAATTGCCGGATAAACGTTGACCGATCCCTTCTAATCTAATATTTGTATCTGCTTTCAATTGCGGCATACCAATCAATTGCACACTTAGCTTTAAAGCTTTTCTTTCTGCTGCACGGAATCTTGCGCGCGATTCATTTGTTGCTTCTTCGTTTGTTTGTGCCGTTGTTGGTTGATCTGAGCTTTGTCTATTTTCTCTACTTCTAATAACGGTTCTTGTGTTTCCAGTATCCGGATCAATTAATAAAACACGCTCACCTTGCACATTTCGTTGAGGATCATCGTTATTTCCAGCGGTACCGGAAACATCAGATCGTTCACGCGTTGATCTGCCACGACGTGTAACTCTACTCGGAACACCGATGTCCCCTTCTTCAATTTGCGGTTCACCGACAAACCAACCGGCGTTATGAGTAAAATAAACCAATGTCAAATTTGGTTGTTCCCCGTCTCTAACCGGATGAAAATGAAAAATACCTAATGAGATTCTAAAAATCCAACCATCTTCTTCGGCTAATTCTGTAAGAAACTGATAATCACTTTTTGAATCTTGAACAACATCTCTACGGATTATTGTATCAGGTACTTCAATATCACGAGTAGATGGATCAACAAATCCATATTCGCGTGCAATTTGTGTTGCTATTTCGTAATAACACTTGTTTTCAAATATACGTGTTTTTTGCTGTCCAATAAAATCTTCTTCATCAGACATCGATCCGGATATATTTAATTTACTCCAGCCTTTAACTTCTTTTATTGTGAACACACGGACCGGAGACATCTCATGCATGTATCCCCAAGCGAGGTGCAATTTATTTCCACGGGCTATCCGGTCATCGTCAAAAAGAGCAAGATCGTGATTATTTAAAACCAAACTAGCTTCATCTGCACCTTTTGTTTTTTCCGTATACGTTATTGACAGTATTCTGTCTTTGATATCATCTTCAAATTCCGTTACTTGATTTGGGGATAATTCTGATTCCCATTTAGCACTTATTATTGGATTAAATATAGACATTTACAGCAAAAGAAATTACACGTTCTGTAATCTCTTCCTTGAATAATAAATTTTTATTTTCCAAATAAAAATTGATGATATCTAAATCGTGTTTGATATATAAATTGTATATTGGAATATTATGTTCGTGTGCACACCTCAAAATATATCCGGTTCCACCGGCATCTGTGTAATCGATAAATGGTGTCCAACAAATAACAAAATCAACAGTTTGAAAATCGTTACCAAAAAAAATTTGCATGTTTCGCGCAACTATTTTTTTAGCGTATGATTTCCATTTTTCAAACGGTGGTCTGTTTTTGGGTATATATTTTTTTATTTTTTCAAAACACCAAAATGGTACATTGTTGCTTGCATAAAATATTTGTTTATTTTTCGGGTATTTTATTCCATGTTCAAAAGCTGTATCCGCACCAATTGCTCCACCGCTTCTTAAAATATGTCCTTCGTCTTCTAATCTTTCAGCCAATTCACACATAATAAATTTAATATTTTTTGGTGTTGTTCTTGACCCTATTCCTGCGTAAATCATTTTTTTATATCATTTCATTTTGTGATAAGAATTCTTTTACGGCACTCTGACTCGGTATTAACAATTCTCTGCCTGGTTCCAAATCTAATGTTGGATCATTTATAGGTACCGGTTGAAAATCACAAATAACCCAAAACATATTTTTATATTCCGGATAATATCTTCCAGCAAGTTTCCAAACCGTTTCACCGTCTTTTACAATGTGCCTACGTGTTTTTATATCAGGAGAATATAAAAATCTTTTTCTTTCAGTTAAAAACAATTTGTTATCATTGTTTTCATCTTCTATCGCAAAACAATCTTGATACCTTGAGTTTACCAATGGTGGCATTTTTATCTCGCTGACTGTTGTGGTGTTGGCATATGACTAAATTCATAACTCATAACATCACGCATTATTTTTCTCACTTCACTTTCTTCTTCAATTGCTAAATCAGCAACAAGCCTACGTGTTTCCCCTGTGCGTGATGAAAAACTTTGATGTCTGAAATTTGCCGTTATAACCTTTCCTTTAATCTGAATAGTACGTGGCCAAATAAATAAAATATCTGGCGGATCAGGACGATCTGTTTCGCCATCCCCCATGGGGTATGTGAGCGATTCAAGCCATTGCTTTTCTTGCAATACCGTTGGAGAAATTGCATCCAACCCGTATGTACCAAACTCTTCTTCACGAATAAATTGTGATAAATAAATTTGAACTGGAACTTTTTTATTTTGAACACCTTTGAATTGTAATATTTGTCTTGTTGACCCGGGTCCTGAGATTCTTTCATATTCAACTGATAGTTGTTCGAGTAATTCGGTTGGATTGAATTGAAAATCAAATCTATCTTGTGTTGCTAAATTAATAATTGCACATTTGGGTGGGTTTGTATTTGTTTCGTTGTTAGGCATTATGTTTGCCTCGTTACTTGTCCGGCAAGGCCACCATTGCGTTCTTGAACACGTGTTACGGACTCAGCTATTTGTTCTCCGTCAAGTTCGTTTCTAATTGTTATTTCCAATGGCCTTTGTTGACCTCGTTGTTGCTGTTGAGCCAATTGTTGTATTGATGCTTGTAATTCTCGTTGACTCGCAACCGTGCTTTCAGCGCTTGCTGCTGCTGGTGTTCTTCCAGATTCCGTTCGTTCTGCGGATTCGGCACGACGTTGAGTTGACAACCTAACACCGCGTTCTTCCGGTCGTGATGAATCATCTTCACCGGTGCGGAAAATTTCTCCAATAACACCACCGGCTGTTGCAAAAACGGTTCTATTGATTGCTTGTGTCGCTTCTAACAACGGCATCAATGGTTCAATTAGTTTGTACAAAAACTCAACCGCTTTTTGAATTTTTGGAATCAAATAATCCATGTATTCGCCGGCAACACCGATCATTTCAACAAGTAAACCAAAAGCATGTTTTGAAACCCAAACAATTGGTTGCATGAACATTGCTAAGACTTTGAATGTTCTAATTAGCATTGTTGTCGCAAATATTGCTCCGTGAATTGCACCGATTATTACGCGAGCTATTGTAACACCGATTGCAGCATATTCACTTAACGGTACTTCGTTTGCTCCGGTTACTAATTTTCCGGTTGGTCCAAAAAGTTTTGCGACTTCTACAAACAATCCTTTTAATGCTGTCCCTAATTCACTAAATGCTGGTCCAAGTGTTTTGAACGCTGGACCAATCGATGCAACCATTCCGTCCCAAATTGATTTTAGTCTAGACCCGAAACGAAAAATTTTAATTACGAATTGCATTATCCCTTCGTTTTCTGCTTTCTCCATTTCTTCTAATACTGCACCGGAAAAACCACCTTGAGTGAATAATTGTACCAATCCATCCCATGTTAGTCTTACTTTGGCAATCATGTTATCGATAAAATCTGCAATCCCCCCTAGATTTTTTTGATACGCTTTATAAATCATTATTGATATAGCAACTGCACCGGCACCAAGTACTATAAACGGAGCCAATGCGAGCGCTATTGCACCGGCGATTTTTAAAATCAAAACACCAACGGTTGATAATATCGGAGCAAGTAATCCAATTATACCGGCCGTGATTAAGATTGCACCGGCTAAAACCATAAATGCAGATGTACCAAGGAAAGCAATTCCAATAAATGTTTGAAGACCTTTTGGAATAGCAGTCCAAACTTGAATAAATTTATTAATTGCTGTTGTTACACCAAGAACAAGTGGTTTAAAAATTCTACCAAATACCTCACCAAGAGTAATTTTAAGAGTTTGTAATGTTCCTGTGAGTAACGTCATTTGTCCGGCAAATGTATCCGCTAAAGTCTCACGGAATGTTTGAGCTGTTCCATCGGCGTTTTCCATCTCGGTGCGCATATGTCTAATCGCTTCAATTCCGGTTAGTGTAACCCTACGTCCTTCCCTTGTAACTTCAACCTGGGCACGACCAATTGCATTCATTGCAGCCATACCGCGTTGACCAAATGTTTGAACGACGAATCTATTTCGTTCCTCATCAGTCATACTTCTTGTTGCTGCATATGCATCTGTAATAATCGACAAATAATCTCTTGCCGCTCCGGTTTGTTGGTTATAAACATCAATTCCTGCTTCCCTTAAATTTTTTAATGATTGTTCTTCTGTATAAATTCTTCGTTGTGCTTCCCTCAATGATGTTGATCCAACAGATGCTTCAATGTTTGCGTTTCTAAGTAAACCCATACCAATTAATTGATCGTCTAATGTTTGATTATACAAAGATCCGGCCGATGACAATCTTCCAAGTGCAACAGCAAAATCACTTGCTTGAAAATTCGTCATTTGAGTTACTCTCAACAAACGATCTGTAACACCTGTTGCTTCGCTTGCCGACATTTGATATGAATTTAAAACACCAACAACACTAGATGCTGCTTCCGCAACACCTAATTGACCCAATGATCCGGCTGCTAAATCTAAGACGGGAATCAATGTTTGGGTTGATGCTTGAGCATTTTGTCCAGCCGTAGCCAATGATTGCAAACCTTCGGCGGCTTCTTGTGGTGAAAATTGTGTAGCGATACCAGCTTGAACGGCAGATTGATGCAATAATTCCATTTCTCCGCGGGTTGCTCTGGAAACAATTCCAACGGATGTTAATGTCCGTGTAAATTCACCTGCTTCTGTTGCTAATTGCCATGATCCCCGTAAACCAGCAAGTCCGGTTCCAAGCAATGCCGCTCCCGCAGCAATAGCAGCAAATGATTTCATGATTCGTCCGGCACCGGATGTTATTGCCGATTGTAAGCCAAGAAAATTACCGCGAATCAACCCCATGGGTCCAGACATCATATCTCGCGCAGAAAGCATGATTCCAATACCCATTTGTTCAAAATTACCCATAATTAATCTCTTGTTTTACCTCTTGTTTGCTGCCTTTATTGCATCATAGTCATTTTTTCGTTTTTTATTTAATTCTTTTATATAAAACTCCGCATCTTCAAAAGTTAATTCCATAATTTCACTTGGCTGCCAGCCAAAACCACTACCCCCATGGGATATATATGCTAAATCGGCAATTATATTTCTAATATATTCTCCGTTGGTACTGATTTCTTTGAGAAAAAATTTTCATCAAACGGAGCCTCTCTTTCAAATGTTTTTCCACAAACACATTCAATGTTTATTTTTGTATCAACGGAGATATCTGTTTCTTCAAATTGCTCTTTTAACCAATCTGCATCATCTCCAAACAAGTCTTGAACAAAATCTAGTCGCTGTTTTGGCGATTGGCATCCTGAAATCCATGATAATCTAGATAATATATTTATTGTCAATATCTGTTCTTCATCGCTTGGTTTTACTTTTGTTTTTTCTCTTGCTTTTGCTATGTTTTTTTCATCAACACCTTGTGCTAATTTAAATTTGAAATCCACTTTTTCTATTGGAAAAGTTCTCTCGAATTCCATGTTTCCAGCACGTAAATGAGAATATGCTTCATCTGATAATCCGGAAACTTTCATATCTGATAATTTAACTAATCTTGTTATTGTTCGTTCGCAAGCCGGACACGGAAGATCAAAAATATATTCATCACCATATCTTAGTTTTCTTGCTTCTGTCATTATCAATAATCTGTCTCCGAGCAAAACTTGTTCCCAGTCAATGATTGTTCCAGAGTCAGATTGTTTGAATTTAAAACAATCACTTTCTTCGTATATTCCCAAATCAGTTGTTTCTACCCAGATTGATTGTAAAAATCTTGAAAGTGTTATTCCTTTTCTTGCCAATCTTGGGCTTCCCAAAATCTCATGATCCTTAATTTTCATTCGTCTAATGATTCCAGAAAGCCCACTTGGCAATATAACTTCTTTTTCTAATTCAAGTGTCATTTTTTTATCCTTATTTTGGCCTTGTCTTGGTCTTGTTTATTGTTTTTTTACCACGGTATCGGAGCATGACTTCCAGATATAACATGAAAATCATCAATGGCTAAAACAAGCTCTTCAACCTGTGCATTATCGGAGTCGTTATTCCATGCGCCGGCCGTAAATGATGTTGGCCATGCTCCTTTGACACGCCATCGAGCAGCGGTTGTTCCGTCTCTCCGCAGTGCAACGATATCGAAATTTCTTTTTAGTCTTTGTGTTCTGACCCCAGCATTGGCGGAAACATTAGCACATAATTTTGCCCAAGTATAGAAACTTCTATCGCCTGTATAACCACGCCGCAAAGTGACATCATCAAATGTCACACGACCAGGTTCTTGCACCGGAGACACACTTCCGCCTTGCCATGTTTGAATTTTTGATACATTTTGTTTCAATCCACTACATTCCATGAAATCAGTAACGGTAAAATCGTCTATTTCTACACGAAATGACCATTCATGAAGAAATTCAACTTCTTTTGATTGTAAGGGCATATTTATTCACCTAATTCTTCAAGTAATTTTGAATTATCTTGATAAAATCCAACAACAATAAATTCAGCCGGTTTTTGTGTTGCCAATCCTATTCTACCATTTAATTTAAATTGTCGTCTTTCCGACGGAGGATTGAGTGCTTCTGAAAAATCTACACGATAAGCAAGTTCAGGATTTTTTGATGCAAAAGCACCTAGTTTCATTTGTGTTTCTAAGAAAAACTCCGCTGATCGTTCAGTAAATTGAAGCAGTGCTTCATCAATGTTTCTGTGTCGCGCATATTCTAAAAGAAGTTTTATTTGTTTTCTGATATAAATAACACCACGGCGTTCAGCAATAGTTGGAAAATTTCCGGTAATATCTAATGTATAAACACCATCTATATAAATCGCAAAACCTTCTTGTGTTGTAATTGGATTTATGTATTCTGGATAAACAACATCACGAACGGATTCTTTTTTGACTTGCTCAAATTCAAAACCACGGGCACCATCAATTCTACCAATAATTACACCAGCCGGTGGCTCATAAATTCCACCTGGTTTTGAATTATCAATTTTTGAATAAACACCAGCAACCGGACCGGATGGATAACAATAAATTTCTTCATCTTGTCCATAAATTGCTTTTGATGGATTTAAAACTTTTATCCGTGGCCAATACATTGCACCAAATTCAGACAAACCCTTAAGATTTGTTGTGCTTTTCATGTATGTAACCATTTGTGTGTAGCTATAATTTGCCGGACAATCAAGAATTGGAAAAATAGTTTCATCGCGATATGTTTCGCAATATTCAACCATTCCTTCGTGAACATTTTGTGTTGCACGTCCTGGTGAAATCAAAATTGAAATATTATTTACATCATCAAATCCGTGAAATCCAGTTTCTCCGGAAGATGACCCAACATAATCATTGTCATCTAACAATGTAAGGCCATCGTCTCCTGATGTCATTGTGTAGATTCCGTTAGCTGGTCTAATTGTATTGCCTTGATCAACAAATGCTATTTCGTATGAACCAGTATTTTCTGCACCAACAACAGTTTCAACAAAATCATCATCTGTTGTTGTAATATTTTGAACATTTGGAAATGATTCAATTATTTTTCCGTCCGTATCTTTTACAATAACATTGAAATAATCATCTTCTCCATTTGTTGCATTTTCGATATTTACACGAAGATCATGAGCATATGTTCCGTCGTATTTTCCAAGCACTTGTAATGAATCAACAGATGCAGTTGATGAACCACTGTGTAAATCATTATCAAAACCAAACCCGGTTGCCGTTGAACCAGATTCAATTTGAACCGATGATCCGGCCCCGGTTGTTCCGGATGTTATTGTGATTTCTCCGGTACTTTCCTGTGTTACAACACAACCGGTTACTGGGTTTGTGACACCGGCTTCAATAAGCGATTCGGCTTCGGCAAATGTTACACGAGCAATATCACCAACGTTTCCGGTTCCAGCGGTACCAGCATCAACACTATGACCAATATCTGCCAACGCTGTTCCTGTTCCAGAAATGATTGCCATCAATGAATTTGTTCCGCGAGTATCTGATTCAAAATTAATTGTCGAACCGCCAACAACAACAGCCCTGAAACCACGTGCTTGTTCGTTGATATCTTGAGCAACTAGCTCTATTGTTGTATGATCTCCGGTAAATGTTATTGTTTGATCTTCCGGATAAGCATCACTATTAAATACAATCGTATCGCCAGTTGATGCTGGCAATGATGTCGCTCCACCGGTCAATGTCGATGCAGTTGCATTGAATGTAATTGTATCCGGACCACCGGCATCTTCATCAATATGTATTTCAAGTGTTTGCGCTGGTTCAAGCGCAAATGTTGCTTGTTCATTACCCGTAACTTCACCAGCCGATGCTGCCGTTGCAACGGACGGAATCATATAATTTGCCTGAACAGATGCTTTTGTTCCTTCATCCGATGGATCTGTGTAATGAACAAGACGTTTTATCCACATTTGTGACCCGGGATCTTGCTTGTAAGTCATCCAAATATTTAATGAAACTTCAGAATCGGCATAATGACCACCAAAAATCTTAACAAACTCTTCCCATGAAGTAATAAATGTTCTTTCAAGTGGTCCTTTTTTTGTTGGTCCAACAACCCCGATTACTGCCGTTGGTGATGCTGGTAATGACCGAAGTTTTGGTTCTTCTTCATATGTTACTACTTTTGAAGCTAATAATTGTCTACCCATTTAAAAAATTCCTTATTCAAAACTTGATACATGGACATATCTCGGTCATTTTATTAAAAAAAGTAAATAACATTACCTTTTTTTATTTTTGTTATCAGAAACAACCATAATTGTTTTATTTTTTATGGCTTTTTGTATTAAAACAACTTTTAATACAGCGTCTGATAATTTTCCAGTTTTTCTTCCCCAAAAAACCGATATTGTTTTTGGGTATCTTCTATCGATTATTTTTATTGTTTTTTTTCCAGATCTATCTTTTAATACTTCTGATTTTTTGAATTTTTTCTTTATACAAACACATTTATTGCTATTGATACAAAATTCTTCATGTATTAACTCAAAATTTTGTACTCTTCTATCTCTACCAATTCCTTTTAATCGTATCATTTAGAATGATTCCTTATATGTATCAATTGTTATGTCTGGAGGATCATCAGTCATTGTTCCCCAATTAGAAACAACAATTTCATCATCCCCAATAGGAACAGATGCAATACTGAATTGAAACTCAGCCATCATTATATCATCTGTATTTTCATTTCTTCTTCTATTTGGTGGTGAATTTAAAATAAGATCGTACCGAACAAGATCCCCCATGGGATTTTCTGTATCTTCTGGAATAACTATATACTTGTTATTCTTAAAAAAGATCACAATTTCTTGCATTAAATTTAGTATTGAAAATTGATCACCATATCCAACGGTTATTTCGCCAGAAAAAATTACATTATAAACCTTTGGTGCGATATGTTTTGTGAATTCCAAAATATCAGTATCGCTTTCACTTTTCTTAGAAACTGTTCTTGATTTGTATTTTGTATCTTCAATTAGTTGAGGGCCAAAAATTGCTATTCCTGGTAACTCTGCTAATTCGACAACACCCAAGCCTGTTACTACATCACTGTCATAATCTAGTCCAGTATTTGACGCGATATTATTAATGACTTGTCGGCGCATTGTCATCAATAATTCTCTAATTAAATTTGCTAATGTTCCGTTTGTACGCGCCATTGAATTGCGTTGATACTGAAAACCATCTGTTATCGTTATTTCTTCTTCGGGTGGTCCTAAATTTCTTAAAACAATATCAACATTTATTCCAGATTCTATTGTTGACGGATCTCCTCTAAATTCTGGTACTGTACATGTTAGTTCTGTTGTTGACCACACCATTATATCAGCGACTTGCCGTCCATTTATTTCAATTTCCATGGACGGTTCCCATGTTCCGCCAACATATCCAGTTGCCGGTGGATCTTCTGGTAATTGGAAATCATTTCCAATAATTTTGACTAGATACCTACCGGATGTATGTCCGGATGATGGTGTTATAGATGTAAAACTCGGTGCTGTCACATTATTATCCTAGCACATTTGACATGAAATTATTATAAATATTCTGAAAAATTGCATCTTTTTCTGCTTCCAAAATGGGACCAGCAAAAGGTCTTTGTGGAATTCCTTTTGTAACAATTACACGTGTTGAACCCTTTAATGGTCGTATTTGTCCACCGGTTTTTATATGTAAAAACATAAAAAATTTTCTCATTTCAGAAGTAACTTTTACAGAAATTGGTCCGTGTCCATATTCATGTATTGCAGCAATGCTTGCTGGTGGTAATTTACTATCACCTTTTACTGGTTCGTTACGATGTATACCAACAAAAACATCTGTATCATTTTCACGTGTTACTGACACGGAGTTTCGTAATGATCCGGTATCAAGCAACGGTTTTCGATCACCCTTTCCCAGTGCTCTATTCACTAATTGTGTAAATACTGATAGTCGCTTCCACCTTACACCAGGAGGACCACCTTTATTGAATGCTTCAATCATTAATTTTCGTATTCTATGCGCTTCTTTTTCAAATGCTTTTCCGGATGCATTTTGAATTATTTGTTTATTGGCTAATCTACGAAAAATTCCATCTACCCTTAGCCAGTCACCTGTCATTTTTATGCTTGCAGTCATTTATTATGCAACCAATGTGTACATTTTGGGTTGATTTGTCAACTTATAAATTTTCCCTTACCAATACACCTGGTGATTTGACCTTGTCTTTCTTTTTTAATTTTTTCCATTTAAAAAAGTTATTCAATTCTTCTTGATTTTCTTTTAGATCTTCAAAAGCACAATGAATAACACCAAAAGCATCTTGCCAATTATCATGTGTAAAATTTTCTTTTATATATGTTAGTAAATATATATAAATTTCATCTGTTTCATCTAAGTAATTTTCTTCTATGTATTCTTTTTCATTCATTTTTTTTACACCAACCTTATTATTTTTTTCTTTGTTTATTCTATCTTTTAAATATGTATTACAAACAATCTTTGACCAATTTTCCATTTTATCATAATTTAATAAAATATCACTTATTTTACACCATTTAATTTTCATATTATCTTTTTCATTAACAACAACATTGTCATGTTCAAGTTCTAAATGAAAAAGTAACCCCAAATGAACTCTACCAACATCATTGGATAAATCATTTATGATGCCACAAAATTTTGGTTCTTTTATTTGGTGTTGATTGATAATAATTTCTTCATTTAATTCTCTATTCATTCCTTTTATTATTGTATTTTTTGTATCAAAAGAAATTGCATCTGTTTTATTTATATGACCACCGATACCAAGCGATAATAAATCATGTAATCGTTTTTCAGTTTGCTTTTTTGTTCTATGAATTAAAAGAATCAAATCCTCGTATGTTACTATAACATATGGAATTATTTGTTTAAAGTTATTATTTGTTTCGATAAAATTCCTAGAAAACCATAGTTTATATTTATGTATTATATCACACAAAAAATTAAATGAAATATCTTCGTAAAATACTCCCTTTTTAATATAAAAAAAATTTACAACATTGTTTGGAATTGTAAGTACTTCTTCATCTTTTTTATTCATTTTTTTGTTCCTTTAATAATTGTTTCTAAAACTTATAGTAATTTCTCTGTCCGAGCAAATAACTTCTTTGTTAGAAAGTTCAGGATTTATAGCACCATTAATATGACGAAGATAAATACTAACAGCACAAATATTAACACCAGCATGTTTCACACAAAACACAATAAACTCATGCACTATCCAATAAACATTAGTACCAGGAGTTACATAAACACCGTTATTGCATTCGCTTAAAAATTTAGGACGTAATTCCTTGGAAGTTTTGTTTATTAAACCATTTACAACCAAACTACTCATTTTTTATCCTTTGTATATTTTTATTATATTCCTGGTTTCCATCCAGGTGCCAGAAAACAATCAAAAGCACCAACGCTATATAATTGTTGTATTATTTTATTTGGTTTTGTTGATGCAAGTTTTCTATAAAGAACTTCTGTTCTTTTTTTGTTTTTCGCAACTTGATTATTGCGAATACTAATACGTGAATTTTTTGAAAATTTTTCCCATGTTTCTGGTATACTACATCTATGATTTTTATAATGAGATAATAAAAAAGATCCTTGTATATTATCTAAAGTATTAATTAATTCTTGAAACTGTTCTATTGTATATCCAGAATAATGACCTTGATCAGTATCGATATAAGGAGGATCACAATAAAAAAAAGTTTGAGGCGAATCCCATCTGTTTATTACATCAATTGCATCATTGCAATCAATATAAACCCCATTTAGTCTATCAATAATTTTTGGTAAATTTTTTATTTTATTATGAAATACTCTAGCATTATTTGATCCATATTTACCAAATGACCAGCCACCATGTTGTTCATGACCAAATGATTGATTGATATTAATATAAAACCAAACAGCAATGTCTAAATCAGAACAATTTGGATATCCAGATTTATTCAATTCTTTTGATTTATCATGAATTTTTTGTGAAAAAGGAATATAATCAAGTCTATTAATAAATTCATTTTGAAGCATTGGATCAGAAGCAACTCTGTATAATGTAATCAACACTTCATTTGTATCATTTAATACTTCGCGATAATAATCAGTATTATTAATTTTTGGATATTGTTTTTTAAAAAATACGGCAGCACTTCCAGCAAATGGCTCAACATAAACTGTATGTTTTGGAATATACTCACAAATCCAAGAAGCTATTCTTTGTTTTCCACCATAATAAGTAATCAATGGTGGCGTATTTTGATATCTTATGTATTTTGGTAAATCATTCATTCAACTTATCCAATGACAGGTTTTTCTCCAAGCCTTACTGTTAATAAATTTCGTGTTGGCTGCACCATAAATATTCCAAACCCTTCATCTTTTGCTTCTGTAATGTACAAACCAGGAGGTGTTTTTATCTGCCAAACAAGATTATCATTAATATCATAAATTGAATTTAATCTATCACCAACATCAATTAATGCGCGGTTTGTATTTGGATCTAATAAGTCTAAATTTTCCAAATCTTCGTAATGAAAAGTCAATTCTATATCAGCATTTAAATTAATTCCAAGTTCATTTTTTTGTATTTGATCCATTATTCCTTGATCAATTTGACATGGAATTTTTATTGCTGCCATTTCGCGACGAACCGGTGTTCCAATACCATCACCATTGGAATCAGTCGGAATAATTTGTCGAAAAACATCATCATATTCATTATTAGAATCAATTGCGGATGAATCTAATCTCATGATTTCTGCATAAAAAATTTGTATCAATCTTCCACGCATGAATTATACCGCCGATGCCCACTCGACAGAAATGTATCGAGCTAAAATAGAATCAATTTCAGGATTCCCAGTCCAAGCTCCTTGTGTTCCAGAGCTTGCTAATGAATCCAATGTGTAAGATTGTGTTTTTGTTTTTTCACTTTTGATTCTATTTATATTTTGCCGTGAATTCCTAGCGGCCAACCCAGACCACATTGGTTCTATTTCATTCATTACCAAAAGCTTACAAAGTTTTTGTATTTCCAATGGCGTTGTTCCAAATGAAACTGGGATTTGCGAACCTTGTTCTGTTTCACCGACTGTATCATTTGTACCAATTTCTGTCCACCCAAATACGCCATCAACACGAATATTTTGACGACCAACCGGGAACATATATGCGTCACCTGAAAGATTTGCCCAAGTTGCCGCTGAAAGCAAATGTAATTCATCTATATCACTCTGATATTCTATTGCTGGTGTATCTCTATCATCCGGAGATAATATACCAGAAACAAGGTGTCTATTTCTAATAACTAATTCACTAATAGGAATTGTCGTTTCTGTATATGGTGATCGCTTTATTATAATTCCCATTGATGTTATTTTTATAATTGGATGATTTAAACGAAGAATACTTGTTCCATCGCCATCAAGATTGATGGATAAAGTTCTCGGATCAAAAAATTGTCTTGTAATTTTTTCAATAACCCGTGAAGCAAGAGATATTTTATCTATTAAATCATCATCCGTGATCTTTGATACCGGAACACCTTCATCACGGATTGATTGAATTGTACAATAAAGCCCTTGAATCCCTTCACCAGCTATTGGATCACTTTGAGCACTTTCTGTAAGATTTGTACTATGAAAGTATGAAAACCTATAATAATAAGTAGTTTCTCCAGCAGTGTCAGTATAATCATAAATTATTTGATCAGCAACTAAATCAATTCGTGTTAACGCATCTGTTATCTCTGAATAGGTTCCGTCAATGCCAGTTGTTGATCTATAAACTTTTATTTGGTCAAAAGTCTCCATTACTTCATTAATATTTTCAGCGGCTATTTCTAATCTAATTGTAGCCATTATATTTCCTCCGCATTGATTGGTTTCGGAACCAAATTTAGTACCTTATTAGATTGTGGTGTATCATTGATTGCTCGCATACCCCATGGGGTTTGTGTTGTCGGATCACTATCAGTGCGTTCAGCATTATATCCATCCGGTGTGATGTTTTCTACCGATAATCCGTCCGGTGCAATATTGATAGAAGATAATAATCTCGGTGGTTTTCCAAGCCCCGGAAAAACAACAACAGTAGTATTGAACCAAAACATCAAACTAGAATTTTCACGCGGAGCGGTACGCATTTCTATTGTTAATCGATCAGAATTTTCAATCAATCCATCAACCGAATCATCTCGATCAACAATGACACCATCAAGATATGCCCAAACAGTACCTGGGATATACTGAATTGGAGTTTGAAATATTTTATTTACACCATTAATTGTTCCGATTGCCGGCGTTATTTTTGGGTCTCCCATGGGATTATTGCTCGATGTATCTAACAGTCAAATCTTCTTTTGACCGAGGTGGGGTTGTTGTTTGAAACTCTGTTGATGATATTTCTACAACAAATGATTTTCCATAAATAATACCACCAACAAATACATACAATGAATCTGATTCATACGGTAATGATGTAAAAAAAGTTGAATTAATTCCATTGATTTCACCAATTGGAATCTCTTTTTTTTCATCACGGGTGCCATTTTTATTAATTTCTTTAAGAATATTTATAACCATTTCTTTGACTAATTTCGTTTTTTGTAACTGAACAGATTCTTCGCTTTCTTTTGTATCGGTTGTTGGTCCGGATATCTGTGTGTGACCAACAAAACCAATTAATGATGTTAATACTATAACACAAATAGTTATAAATAGTTTTTTGGATTTAGTTATTGCAGATAATTCTATATTTTGAGTTATTATTAGTTTGTTGTGCTCCTCTAATTTTGTATGATATTCATTTGTTTTTTGTTCAAACCTATCAAATGTATCCTTGAATTCTTTATCAAATTTTTCAATTGATTTTCCAAGGAATCCAAGTTTTACTTGTTGCTGTGCTATTGTTGTTTTTATTTCATTAAATTCATCAACAACTTTTGAGATATCATTGCGTAATGAATTCAAATCATCCTTTGATATTTGTTGCTGATTAAGCATTTATCAAATCCAGAAATCATTTCCTGTTACAAAAGATACAATATCAGATTTTTGTGATGAAGTTAATGTATCATTTTCATAATAATCATGAACATATGTGTATTCAGATCGTATTGCTCCGGCAATAACGTATAATTGTGTTTCTGGAACAAATTGATAATTGAATTCATTGTGCGCAATGTTTACATCACGTGTTGGTCCAGAAGTACCTTCCCTCAATGTAACAGTAACATATTCATCTTCGTCATAAAGAGCAACATTTGTTACTTGAACTTTTGTCGAGATTGCCATTTGAAAATCTCGACCACCGTTTTGATAAACCATTGCATCGTCAAACTCTTGCGAGCCAGGTGTTGCGTTTGCAATCATTGCGGCCATGCGAATATGCGCCACAAGAAGATCACGTGGAAGTCTATCAACATCTGTAATATCTATAGATGTTGGAAGACAAATCAATCCAGGATTATCGCCCTCACATGGGAATGAAAATTGCCGTGGTGTTCCGAATTGATCAAGATAATTTACTTTTAATTCAAGATCATTATCTGGGCCTTCAAATGCTGCACTCGTAATAAAATTTTTTCTTTTTACTGGTTTGTTGTAAACTCTTGGTGCCATTGTTATTTCTCCTTTTTTTTTATTAATCTTCTTTATCAGAAATCTGTTTTAATGTTATGTAATCAACAAATGCAACCGGTTCAACAGATCCACCGGCTGAATCAGCTTTTACACCTATACCAAGGCCCGTTGTTGGAATATTCGTCGTGATTGGTGATCCTTCATTTGAACCATTGATCTTCAATTGAATACTTGGTGTTCCACTTGGATCACTGATTACAAATCCAACGCGATACCAATTGTTCAAACCAAATGATGTTGTTCCTTGTTGGGTTGTTCTTGTTCCGTTATTTGCGGATTCGATTGCAAATGTACCAGTATTTGCATCAAATAGAACATAAATTCCATCATCCGGTTTTCCATCTGTTGTGAAATTATCTGATAACCCAGCAAGAACCATTTCTAGGTCTGAAGATTGTATGCTACCGGTGACTTTAATCAATGCTTCAAATTCAATTTGATTTGTTCCACCTATTTTGATCCATGGATGCGTTGTGTCTCCGATATAAATTGCTGATACGGTTGCTGAGCCTGTCCCTGCTTGTAATTCGATAACACCTGGATGACCTGCTTCTGATGTCAAAAATGCTGCTGTTCCTGTCCCACTCGTAAACGTACGCCATCCATACTTTCCTATTTCGTCAAGATCCATATTTCCGGACGCAAAATGTTCACAAATAATATATTCCAATAAATCAGCAGATCCACCACCCCCAGTTGATGCAATCGTTATTGTATCGGTTCCGTTCGTTATTGTAACATTTGAACCCTGAACAAGTTTTTTGAAATTTAATGTAACCCCGGTTTTATCACGAAAAATTTCACCTTGTCCGGTTCCAACATTTGCAGCGAGATTTGTCTCACCACTTCCGGTTCCAAGTGCTCCACTCCATGTTGTCGGTGAATGATTAAGCAAAACATAAATATCATTGTTTGGAGATGTTTGTTGATACGCACGTCCCACGTCAGTAGCAACCGGAGAAAAAGCAAGACGTGCTGTTTCGTCGGCAAAAGTTCCACTAATCACTATGTGGTTGTCTGATTCCGTGATATTTTTATGTAATCCCATGGGGTTATTCTTCTTTTTTTGTTTTATACAAATAATAGCCAGGTTTTTTTATTCTTTTAATTTTGTTTTCTTTGAGTAACTTTTTTAAATTTTTTTGTATGGTTGTATCACTATAACCACTTCTTATTTTTATTTGCGAAAAATTTAATGAATCACCATATTTTAACATACTCATGATTTTTTCTTGACATGATTTTCTATAAATATTTATCATTGGTCCCATTATGCACTCGGTAAATCCAATGTTAATTTTTCACCATCATCGATGTATACAATGGATCCATTGTTTTCAAGTATTGAACTTTTTAAAGTCATATCACTAAGTGATGTTTCTTCATGTTGATCTTTGAATTTGAGATGTTTTCCATCCCTAAATTCATAAACTGTTTTGTCACGATTATTTTCGTCTTGAAAATACTGTCCTGCTGATTCAATTGCGTCTTGTTGCGGATTTATTGGTGTTGGACCACCAAACGGATTTTGTTCGTCTTCTTCGTTTGTTGATTTCCAAACTTGAACAATATCTACACCAATACTCATGGTTTTAGAATAGCATATTACAGAATAAAATAAAAGGTATGTTATTGGAAATAAATGATATTATTGGATTATGTAAGACTAGGTTGGCGGCGATGCAGCTTTTTTACCTGCGTAATATGGATTCACTTCTAAATCGGTCGCATTTACTGCTGTACCAACAAGAATAAGATGGTTTCCGTCAGAAACATTTCCTCTTCCGTTTACTAACCCACCGCTGTCGCCAACATAAAAACGATCGCCTTGAGTTGCACCGGAAATAACACCGGTTGCTATCCCTCGGCGAACAACAGTACCAGGATTCCCGCTGGTAATTCCACTCGCTTCTTCAAGAACACCAAAACAATCAAGACGCGCTGCAACACTAGCTTGACATTCACGGATTCTATTTGCAGTTGTTGAGCTCCATTCAACAGCATCACCATTGGCTAAATCTTCATCACATGTAAGTTCTTCTTCGAGTCGTTTTGCCCTATCAGACCCAATGACTTCAAGTTGATTTGAGCCATTGATTTGAATCGTAGAATCATCAGTATTTACATGAAGCCCTGCTGCTTGTCGAAGTAACGCACCCGATGGATCAACAAGAACTTGAAGTTGATTTACACTAAACTCAAGCCCCGGTGTTCCAGAGAGATCAACTGCAACTTCACCACCAACTGAAATCGAAATACCATCACCACCGGTATAATGTCCTTGACCACCATATTGAGTGAATGCGATTGCCGTTGTGTCTACGGTAATATCGTCATTTGTTGAAACGGCCCAAGCTGTATCTGCTCTTGTTGATCCTTCATTAACCCAAACTCTGTCACCACCTTCAACTTCATCGTTTTCGTCAAAATCAGTTGCTCGCGTAAGCACCCATTGTGTTGTTGTCGGAGCCCCCTGTTCCGTTACATCGTAAATCCCATGGTCAACATGACTAGCGGCCTCGGAATCAACCAAAACTCTGTCTCCGGTAGTAACGTCAACGCCATCTAATTGTAACCGTCCTTCAACGTCACCTGTTAAAGTTTTTCCAACCCCACTGCCTGCTGCTGTATACGCAGGAAGCGCAGCAACGGTTTTAAGCCGTACGGCTGTTTTTGGTGGTAAACCATTAACTTGCGCGTCAACGTAAGATTTTGATGTTGGTTCTGTGTCTCCCGATGGTATTGATGGCAATCCTGTGATTGTTGCTCCGCCGGTCATTACCATATTACCGGAAAGCCTTATTCCGCTAAGGGTATCACTGTCTTCAATTTCTTCTGGACCAAGATTTCCTAAAATCAATGGAGCATATTCAGCCATTTTTAAACCCCGTATTATTAAATTATTTCAATTACTTGGTCGAATCTTGGCCGGATATTTTAAAATATTCTAAAAGAATATTTGTATTACATAAACAATATAGCAACAAATAATCAAATAGGCAAGTTATTCTTCTGATTTTGGTTTGATTTCACCTGTATCAGAGTCATAAATATATTCATATTTAATATCATATCTATCTGCGATATCATGTGTTATTTTTGCGCTTTTTTCTTTATCACTTTGAATGTTTTTTAGTATTTTATCAGATTCAAGAAACTTTTTAGATTGATTTTTTTCATTATTTGTTTGGTTTATAGATGCATTCAATAATAAAATTTGAGATTTTGATGATTCAAGCTGTGCAGTTAATCTAATTATTTTTGCTTTATTCCTGATGTCATTAAGTTTGAGTCTATAACTTTCTAATAATAATAAATCATATTTAGAAAGATAAATTCTTCCATCGTGATCAATCCATGCTTGCATTGGATTATCAGATGGTTTTAGTAATGATATTGGTAATTCATTAATTGTTAATTTATTTTTTAATGTATCAATAAATTCTTTTGGTGACGTAATTTTTTTGTTTGATTTTACTGATTCAATGGCATCAACTGAATATAATCTGTAAAAATATTCTAATTTATTCCTTAATTCTCTTTCTTCTTTACATATTATTCCAGGTTTATCACTTTTAAAACATATTCCAGATTCTTCTATATCTTCATTAACACATTTATGAATTTTATCAACTTCACTCATATATTCACTATGTGTTATTATGTTATCTATGTAACTTTGTTCAAAAGTTGCGATAGTTTGATTTTTATCTAATATCAACCCGCCGCATCTTTTATCGTTGATAAAATACTCAATTCTATTTTTTTGTTCTTGCTCTTGCTGCTCTTGTTCTTGTTCTTTTTGTTCTTGTTCTTTTTGTTCTTGTTCTTGTTCTTTTTGTTCTTGTTCTTGTTTTTTTATCTTATTTATTTTATTTTTAATTTTTTCTCTGGCTGAATAAATAAAATCAAGATCAAATGCTTTATCATATTCATCTTTAGCTGGAATAAACAAACTACAAGGATTTGATGAACTTAATTCAAATCCTTTGATGTCATTATCATCTTCTATGCATTTATTATAACAATTACAATACATACAATTATGATTTATAAATCTTTTAATTTTATCCATTTTTTGTCGTTTTTGTTCTTGTTCTTTTTTGTTACTCATTTTTCACTCCTTTATTTATTTATCTTTGTATTCTTTTTATGTAATCATTGATTGTTCTTTTTGTAAGCGATTGTGCTATTAACGAAATTTCTTCTTTATTATTTTGCATTTTTTCAATAATATTATCTGGTATTTCAAGTTTTGTAATTATTTTTTTACCTTCAAAATTATAAAATGGAGTTTCTATGCTTATATTCCAAGTATTATTCTTTTCACCATTTTTTCTTTTTTTAATTATTTTACTTAGTCTTATCTTAAATAACCTATATATATGTTTTTTGTACGATTTATTAGTATCCATTTTTTTATCCTTTTTTGTTTTAAGAAGCTATTCTTTTTGTGCCGACAAAGAACATTGGTGAGAAAAATAAAACATCATCAGACAATGCCATCCCAATAGGTTGAGTAACTATTGGATCTGGAGATGGAATAGGTCTTGGAGTTTCTGGCCTACCATTTAATCCAACCCAATATAATTGTCCATAAGATAAACCAGTATATATGCCAGTTATTAATCCAAATAATTGTATTTCACAATCTATTCCTGATTTTGAAACAATAACTGCAAATCCTGGTATTTTTGATAAATCAGAAATATCACTTTTTTCTACTTGGTACTTACCGGAAACAATATCACCACGAACACAAACAATATCACCAATAGAATCCCCTGCTAAACAATTAGCTTCAACAATGAATGAAAAAGAAGCTAATTTATCAAGAAGAACTTTATCAGTTGCAATCATAAATCCATTTTGCAATGTCGTAACAACAGCATGATTTAATGGATCAGAATGTTCTCCGTGTTTGTGCCGATGATCGGCTCTTGAAAGCGCCGCGGACTCCCCCTCTTGATTTGATGTATGTACTGACAATACATTTGTTGTTAATATATCATGCTTATGGTCGGCCCTAGCTGCCTTTGTATCGCCACCAACTTGCGCCGCTAGTTTTGTAACATTGACCGGAGGATCATCTGTTAGAGCCCTGGCATTCGCATCTATTCCATCCAATTTCGATTTATCAGCAAACGACATAAACCCATTGATTGATGGCGTAACTACAGCATGCAAAGATCCACCGGGTCTATCCCCATGAGTGTGAATATGATCGGACCGAGTCAATGAATCTGCCGATCCTTGGGCTATACTATCTCCTAACGGCACCGGATCAGCGACGGACACACTATGCTTATGGTCTTGTCTTGATGCTTCTAGAGACGTACCAGCGCTAGCAACACCAGCATCAACATCGACTGGATCAAGATCCGATAATTGATTACCGGAACCCGGTGCAATTCCATCTAGTTTCGATTTATCAGCAAACGACATAAACCCATGGGATATTGCTGTAGCTATCGCATGCTGTGTGTCGTCCGTTTGAGCTCCATGGTTATGTTGATGATCTGATCTAGAAAATGAATTTGCTGTTCCTGTTTGATTCGTTGTTCCAATGTTTGTTGGTGTATCCGTTATAGCCAAATGTTGATGATCAGATCTAGATGATTCCGTTGATACTCCGGAAATTGAAGAATTTACTGAAATATTTGTGGGTGTATTATTGGATAATTGTCCGCTATTATCTAATTTTGTTTTATCAATAGCAGCCATAAATCCAGATTCGGTTTGTGTTGCTATTTGATGTAAATTTCCTCTGCCCAAACTTCCATGTTGTGCATCATTTGCTAATTGACCAACTTGTATATCATCTTCATTGATTGTTATTGAACCATCTGCATTTTCACCAATGTCAAATCTAGACCCTGTTTTTGTTAATCCAGCACCGGGTTCTAAATTGTTTATTTGTGAAAAAACGTAATCTCTATTTACCGCATCTGTTCCGGAATCCGGTAATGCTAAATTAGTGATTTTTTTATTGTTTAAATCAAAATCATCAGATGCTTTCCTTGATCCATCTGCAAGGAATGCAATTTTCCGGTTCCATCTATTTGCTCCGTCGGCTTCTAAGAATTCTCCTTCAGAAAGTGGTGAAGAAGTCATAGAATTAACTGTTATTTGATCAGATTGGTTATATGTATGTGAAACCCCATGGGTTGTTGGCGGTCGTTGATCAGTATTGGAATCTATTGTTGCATCAATTATTGCAGAGTTTAAATCTGCAAGCGTTCCTGAATTAATATTTGATAAACTTGTATCGTGCGGATTTGTTAGATCATGAATGTGTGAGTCTAAATTTGCACCATCATCTGAAATATTTCTACTGTTTATCGTTCCGGATGTTGTTATATTTCCATCATCATCAATTATAACATTTGAATCTTGTAATTGTTTTCCTGTTGTTCCGTGAAATCTTGAAATGGCATTATCTGTTGAGGTATTTGGTCCAATTGTTCGTTGTTCTATTGATGACTTAAGTAATAAAATATTTGTTCCAAGACTAGAATTCCAATGTGGTCCACCACCAATTTGTTTGAACATTGCGGCAAAATATGATAATTGCTTTCCTACAGAACTTGAATCTATATCTTCTGAATCTGAATCCAGTGGATCAAGGTCTTCATCCAATGGAATCTGTGGTTTTACTCGATCCGGATATGGTCTATTTATTGTCATTTACCTATGAACAAATTTGTCTTAAACTTCTTCTGGAGTTATCATAATTCAATTCGTTTGAATTATTAAAATCAATAAGTAATTTTTTGCATTGTTTTTCTTTGTCGTCAAAAAACAATTCATACATCTTTCTGTCGTTATATATTTTTCTGAATCCAACTAATTCAAAATTATTCATTCTTAAAAACGCTGCAAATGGAAATGAGTTTGTTTTATATCCATTAAGTATACCGTATTCTTTTATATCTGAAGAAAAACAAACTTTTTTTATCATTCGTGTTAGCTGATCAAATATACATAATTTCGAATTATAAAAATCTATTGCTAAAGAATTGCATTTATTATTTGGGTCTAAAATATTGAATATGTTTCCAGCTTGCTTTTTGTTTTTATTTATTGATAATAATTTTATTTCATATTGCTTTGATATTTCACGCATCAAAACATATGCCGCAATAGAAAAATCAGTTGTATTCCATACGTTGTTGAAATATATTTGTTTTTTTGTTGTCACTTTTGATCTTTTGTTTTGCGTTTTTTTCTTGCTGGTTTCCTTGTTGTTTTTTTGTCTGATTTAGTTGGTAATATATCAAATGGTCCAAAATCACTATTGAATTCAGTATCAACACCAATACAATCTTCATCATCGTCGTCATCAAAATTTGCAATTTTTAATGGTTTTCCATTTTTATCCAATCCTCGTTTTTTGAATGATTTTTCACGTGCTTCATTTAAATCATTTGTTGATAAATCATTCGATGTTGTATCAATTGCAGATTCTACTGTTGGATTCATTATTGATGTTTGTTTTTTGATTCTTTCTTGTTTTATTCTGTCAAGTTCTATGGCTCTATCTTCTGTTACGACTTGAAAGATTTGTGGTGATTTTCCAGCAAAACAATTTTCTTTGTTTTTAGACAATATTTTTGCTAAGTTAAATGAAACTTTATACCACGGGCCGGCTTCTTTGTCATTTTCGTGTGCAACAAATTGATGCCATTTATCCGTTTCTGGATCTCTTAATCTTACTCTTTTTCGGTTATGTCCACCGGATTCGCGTGGCACTATTCGTGCGTAATAAAAAGGATTCTTGGTCATGTCTTGGCCTTTTATTTATTGTTTATAAACTGTTATTACTGATATAATACTGTTAAATTCATCGTTGTTCCGTTATAATCACCATCGCCGGCGCGCGCACCGGCTGAAGACATATCACGAATATGCAATACTCCATTTGCATGATCATATTGCGGAATATATACACCACAATCACCGGGAATTACTTCGATTATATTTACAGATGGTTTTCCAACCGCTTCCGCAACATATTCATCAAAATCCGCTGTTCCATTTGCTTGAATGTATGTTGAATCACCAGCGAATTGAAGTCTCGCCGCAAATATTGGTGCAGATGGTTGTCCGCCTAAGTTTGTAACAGTTGCTTCTCCAAGTGCCATTATATAACTCCGTTATTATTTGTTATTTTACCTTTATGAATTAACGATTTCATCTGACATGGAAACCGCATCTTCAACAAGATATCTTGCATCAAACCTCAATGAGAAAACAGTTACCAATGAATCAGCACTTTCATCGGTGTATTGACGTACTTTAAGTTTTCTCCACCAACCCATACCAATATTCTTTGGATTTGTTAAAATACAAACTGTTTCATTTGTTCCGGCCCCAAGGTCTTCTGGGAATAATGGAATTGGAACAATTTCAATTCCTTTGAAAAATACTCTGTCAGCATTTTTAAATTGTTTATCACCTTCTGTTCCAACGCGGGCAGCAGCAATATCACGGAAATCATCTTCGGCATTGATCGATGTAAGCAATTTTAAATTTGCTTTGTCGTCAAGGTATTGTTTTGGAAGTGCACGAATGAGATTTCGTAATACATCCGGAGTCAATCTTGACTGTGATGCATTTACGACGTTTGAAGTTGCTTGTGAAACAATTCCATCAATCAATTGCAATGCTGGTGTTGCTCCACTTGTTGTGTCTGATCTAATAACAATTTTTTCAATATTTGGACCAATACGTTTTATTGCTTCATTTAAGATTGTATTTTTAAATTTTTGTCCTTCAACATTGTCTTCAAGAACTTCGTATGGAATACGTACTTCACCCTTCCACAATTGAGTTGTCCAAGTTTCATTCCCAATTGAGGGCTTTGATCTTTCATTTTCTGAAAGAGCTTGCCCGCTAACACCAACTTGAAGGATGTCATCATCGAATGCAATATTTGGCAAACTTTGTGTGTGCGAAGAAAGCATCTCGACATACATCATTTTTGTCAATTTGCTTTTTCTGATAAGTCTTTTGATAAACTTTTTCGCCGTACTTGCCGGTAGATACCCGCCGGAAGTAACTAAATCATTTACGGTTATATCTTCTTTTCTTAAGAAAGATTTAGTTGATTTCATTTAACAAATTCCTTCATTAATAAAAAAATAATTGTTTTCACTTACAAACCGGATAGTTTGCAATAATTACCAATCATTTTCTTCATCATCAGTATTTAAATCACCAAAAAAACATTCATTGTCTTTTTCGCTACTTGAATCACTGATTTCGTCAACATTGTGAACATTTGATTTGTTAACCGATCGATTGTGATCAGAAACTTTTTCCTCTAATTTTTTGATTTTTTCTTCTAAAATCAGAGATTGTTTTTTCTGATCTTCCACTTCTTTTTTAAGAATTTTATTTTCTTTTTTAAGTGGATCTTCTTTTTTTGGCAATGAATTATTTTTTATTGAAAATTGTGTTTTTGCAATTTCTTCATTTGAAAAACTTCCATCAAATGATTCAATAAAATAATTCAATCCTTTAATCAATTCTTGCTTTGAAACTTTACAATCCATATTGTCCCCATTGTTGTTCGGATTATTTTTGTTAGTCAAAATATTTTCCGAATTACTTTTTTGAAGATCATTATTGTTTTCGGGCTGTTGATCATTGCCCTGTATCATAACATTTTTTAATTGCAACAACTTATTATAAATTGTATCTTCCGGTCTTACTTGAGACAAAATGGACATAATCATTTGTACAATTTCGTTTTTTGTTGCTTTTTTAATGTTATTATTAATGTTTTGTGTATTTTGTGTATTTAGTGTATTTTCAATGATATCTTCAAGTGATTTAATATCTTCTTTTTTTATCACAAAATTTTGTTTATTTGCCCCACGGGGGACAAATGAAAGCTCTTTCGCAATAATTTCGGTCAATCTTGTTATGAGTTCTTTTGAAATAGTCATATTTTCAACACTTTACAATATTATTATATATTTAGCACATTTTATCTAAAAAAACAACAATTTATGCAGCATTTTCTAATATTCGCGTTCCATCTCCACCAACACTTAAAGCGTTGAGCTTTCCAGTTTCAATTTCTTTCCATATTTTTTTATCTGTAATTTTGAAACCAGCAAGCCAAGTACCTTTTATTATTGATCTATTGTTTATTTCCATATCAACAGGTGCAATGAAATTTTCAACTAAATAAACACCATTTTTTATTAATTCATCATGTTTATAAAAAACATCTCTGTATCGAATCATATACAAATGCGCTGCTTTTTCAATATCCTGCGCTGAATATATGTCATTTTGCGTATCTGGGTCTAACTTGCAACCATCACCATCATTCGGCACAAGCACTATTCCAAGAACAAAATGCTCTTCTTCTGTATTTGTTGTCGATTTGCAAATATTTATATTTTGAATTTTATCAACAATATCAACAACATTTTTTCCATATATTGATATTTCTTCATCTCTTTTTTTGATTGAATTATTTTCTTTTATTTCTTCGAGCAAAACACGCGCTTTGTCTTGATATTTTTGTAACTCATCAGCGGACATATTTAATATTTTTGTTTGCGGAATTCTGGCAATTGCATTCCTAATGTGATTGATATCTAACTTTCCTTTGATATCACGAATTGGCCAATGTCTCAATCGCCTAGGTTTTGTCTTATTTTCTTCGTCTTTTTCGCCGCCTGGTTCAATATAAAGAAACGCACTATCAGGCAAATCATTTATATATGCACGTGTCCATTGTACTTTGAATATTTCTGATTCTTTAATGCTTTTTGTAATTTGTTCAAAATGATTTTCGCATAAAAAATAAGCCTTATTTGGTGAAGTAACCAAAAAATCTGCTTGTTTTTTGCATTCAACAGATGTACATTGTTGATTGTTTTTACTGATTGATTCAATTTTTCTTGTTTTAATAATATCTTGTCCAAATACATATGACATAATATTATTAAATTCATCAATTTTTATAGACATTTTATGCTCCTTTTTATTAAGAACACATGGTTTGAATTTTATCAATTCAAACCATGTGTTATATTATTTAATTATTAAATAGTCGGAGCATTGTTTTCGTCACTATCAAACCAATCATCAAACTCTTCTTCGTCCAAATCACCAGATTTAATCACATCTTCTTTGGTAACCGGTTCTTCTTTGGTAACCGGTTCTTCTTTGGTAACCGGTTCTTCTTTGGTAACCGGTTCTTCTTTGGTAACCGGTTCTTCTTTGGTAACCGGTTCTTCTTTGGTAACC